CGGCATGATAGTTACCGACCTAGCGACTCAGGAACCTGACAATAGCACCGAGGTAGCGCAACAAGAAGATTTAATGCATAGTCTAAGGGTTATGCTTCAGCAAGAACTAAGCAGGAGGGACGAGCTAATCCTTGAATTACAAGAGGAATTGGAGGGTATAAGACAAACCCTAACAGAGCACGATAAGAGGGCAGAGGATAGGTATAGGAGCGTAGAGGAAAGAGATAATGAGGTATTACAACGCCTGAACGACATAAAGAAAGAACAACAACAACGCAATAGGCCACTATGGAAGAGGATATTTAGCCGGACATGATATGTCCGGTTCTTTTTTGCCTAAATTTAACATGAATACGAACAAGCGATAAGGAGTAGTAATTATCATCACTCAAACGTTGAACAAGACGTTGAAAGGATGGTAAAAATGATTAAAACACTAGCTCAGTATCTCCAATGTTTCGATGTCGAATTACCGGGTGGCAAGAAATCTTCCGTTTATGCTGTTGTGACTGAGAGAATTAAAATTTACGGAGAACCTATACGGGTACTAATCGAGTTTGAAGATGGTCTGTCAATTGATATGAAAACTACTTTTGAGGATGAATGAGTTATGGGGCATGATAACGATTTTGCAAAGGAAATAAAAGAAGGTGTTATGAGGGCTATTTATCGCGGCCCATCAGAAGAAATCCCTTCGTTGGTGTGGGATTGTATCGAAATTCTCTACCAGAAAGCCCCTATGAAACCATTCATATTCAAGCGCACCTTACTTTCTCCAAAAGAAAAACAAAGCATGAAGCCGAGTCTTCCCAAGAAACTCAATCCTCAAGAAATAATCCATTGGATCAAAGTAAAACCAAAATTAAAACAAACCTGGCATTTAGTTGTCCACTTACCCCCTGGCATTGACTATTCAGAATTCAAAAGCAGAGAAAAGTTTTTCGCCACGGCTGTCGGCGGCTCTTGTGAAATAGATTATAACGGTGAGGCTACCTACATGATAATCTCAAACATTGCGATAGAGAAATCATTCCCTTATTCCTTTGACCCAATACCGCATCTAAAGAAAATGAACCTGCCTATTCTACTTGGTAAAAACGCAAACGGCCCCATTACTATAGACCTTGCTGAACTCGTAACAATCCTCACTGGCGGCCTCCGGGGTAGTGGTAAGTCAGTTCTATTCCACGGAGCTATCTACGGCCTCCTACGGCTAAATATAGACCTCCTTAACCCGCGCGTTATCGTCTGTATCATCGACCCCAAGATCAAAGAATTCAAATATTTCGAGGACTACGGAGCAATATGGGTACATGACATGGACGAAATATTCCAGCTACTCGTAATGCTCGATGAGGAAAACGAACGAAGGCAGGACTTAATTGGTGGCAAGGCTAACAATATCATCGAATACCGAGCGTTGGGGTATCAACTCCCTTTCATCGTTGTAGTAGCCGATGAAGTAACTGACCTTGGGGAAGATAAGTATTGCAGAAAGCTTATGATAAAGGCGGTTCGCAAGTATCGCTCGCAGGGTATTTATGTATGGGCAGCCACCCAAAGGCCCAGTGCAAAAGCATGGGGAAGCGCGAATGAGTTCAGCGAATTCAAGAGCCAATTTGAAACAAGGATATGTTTCAGAACGGCTGATCCAATTAACTCGCACATTATTTTGGATTCAGACAAGGCAGCCTACCTCCCAAAGATACCCGGTCGCGCCATCTATAAGTTCGATCAAGAGACTGAAATTCAGGTTCCTTACTTCCCATCGAAAGCCAAGAATCCAAGGTTATTCCACGAATTAATGTCCCAAATCCCACAAATCCCCCTGCCCTATCACGACATAGAAGGAGATGTATACGAGCATGAACCCCACTACCCACGCCAACGGACGAAAGCGCGATCAACGAGTCCTGGCTCATCTCGAAGCTTGCAGCGTCTTATCTCAGGAGCAAATACATTTACTTGAGTTCTGGAATGTCAGCCGGGAAATGTCGCATCGTTGCACGCAAAGGTTGGAAAAGGATAAGTTGGTCAGGCGGGTCAAGATGTCCTGGTCTGATATGCCGGACTGGTTCTATCTTTACGATGATAAGCGTCCCGACCAGATTCAGCACCGGTTGGGAAAGAGTTGGATTTATGTCGCTTGGCACATGAAAGTATTAGATTCCTACGGCATCCAATCGCTCAACTATTTTAAGCCGGAGAACAGGAAGTTTTATGAGCAAGACAAATCGTTTCCCATCCCGGATTGCTACGGAGTCATTAACCACAAGGTGTATGGCGACATCTTTAGTTTTGGAGAATTTCAAGTCAATGAGTCGAGTAACGCATGGAACAAGAACTACCGAGCACTATTTAACACCTTCGCCTCGGATCAATATCTTTCCTTAATGGTAGTAACGACCGGGCCGTATGACGCAATCAAAGAGCAAGTGTATAAAGAGTTTTCAGGCATAAAGAATGTCCGGCTGGAATTTTACACACTCGACAAACTTAGGGATCTTTGTTGGAGAATAGCAATCATAAAGAGGGATGAGGCAAGGAGGAAGGAGTTGAAGTAAGTGAGTCCTGCCGAAATTGCAATTAAAAACATGTACCTTGTCTTGCAAGTCGCAGCTGCATTATTCGTATTTGGACTCGGACTAGACATTTTTGGCTATAGTCGATTCAAAATATATTTGAACATCTTTGCCATAGCCTCATTAGCCGTAATGGTTATTAGTTCGTTGGTGGGATTCATGGGGGCTGCTGAATCGGTGAGCAAGGGACAGTGGCCGAAATGATTGCCGAACTTATTCGATTATCAGCACTCTATGTACTTGTCAGGGTGTTCGTGGCGGTAACCATGCCAAGCTCAAAGCCTATTGTTAAGTACCTATTCTGGTCAGGAGTAGCATTGACTATAATATCCACTGTAGGCCCGGTAATAGCCCGCCTGACCGACGATATTCACAGTGTGGCAGTAACATATAGCCAAGGAAGAGAAACGGTTAATAGCGTCCTTGGTGGGGCTGACTCGCCAAAGTTATCTGTCGGTTATCAGGGCGCTTTTGAGAAGTTATTAGGCAATGCGAAGTTTGAATGGCCGATTAAGGGAAAGGTCACGCAGGAGTATAAGGGAGATGAACATCACGGAATAGACGTTTCTGGGAAAGTTGGTGATAAAATTAAGACAGCCAGGCCCGGAAAAGTTAAGAGCATAGGCAATGACGACATATATGGGATATTTGTTATTATTGACCATGGAAACGGATGGGAAAGTTTATATGCTCATTGCTCTAAGATCGTGGTTAAAGAAGGGGATATGATATTGGGCGGGGATAAGATTGCGGAGGTCGGTAATACCGGAAAATCATCTGGCTCCCACCTACATTTTGAAATTCGCGTTGACGGCAAAACTGTAAACCCTACTGAATATTTAAAATAAGGAGGAAAACCCTATGCGATTAATCATCCTGAAAAAATCCTCAATCCGCAGAACTCTCGCCATATCCGTTCTAATGATCCTAGTTGGCTTATCCCTTATTAACCCCTTCAAGGCTCAAGCAACGACCCCACAGGACTACATCAAGCCCTCTACGCTAATATTCTACCTCTATCCACACAGCAACGGAATGTTCTGGCTAGAGTCGAATCCAAAACTAGGCTATGCAACATTAAAAGAATGGAGTAGTGTACTGCCAAAGGGTGAAATGATTGTGGCAGTCCCGGAGAATATGCAGTTAGCGAGTATGGGAGGTCTGGATAGAATCGGGAAGTACGTGCAAGGCAAACTAATGGGAAGGTCATACAACGGAAGATACGATAAGGATATTTTCAAGTATCGCAGGACAGTAACAGCAGAAGGTGTCACAGATGAGGTTGAGGTTGAAATTGGAAAGCATTTTAAGGATAATGATAATCTCGAAAAGTTGATTGGCAATGTCAGAAAGCATTTAACGACTGACGCAGAGGAAACGCAGGACATAAAGGATATTGTGGTTGCTCCTGATCCTGTAGCGGATACGAAGGAGAGTCAGGCGGCTAAGATACAAATACTTGGAGGGGCATCGCTATTAACTGGTCTATATATGTTCGGGAAGATCTTAATCCTCTGTTTATAAAATAAAAAACCTCTGTCGTTGATTCGGCGGAGGTTTTTGCATATTAATTTACGGTTCGGACATGATAATTTCAGGAAGGAGAATCAGCATGAATAAGCTAATATTCGTAGTCGTTTTGGTTTTACTCGCCAGCACTAATCCTGATAAGAGTAATTACATCGAATATACAAAACAGCAAATACTCGGCCATAATCCTTCTGGAATTGTCTCTATGTTCGCTGATCCGTTGATTGATAGGACAACGACTGAGAAGGATTTGTGCATCGCCACTATCTACACCACATACTATGGCGAGAGGAAAGTAACTACTTTGGGGATGCTCAACAGATTCATTCCTTTGAAATAGATAATACCATCCGAGTTGGATGGTATTTGGTTTGTGCTATTCTTTATAGGGCCATATCCATCCTTCGTCATCCTGCATAACCTCAACTACGTATTCATCCAGTCCTAATGATGGTATTGTGTTCCTATTTTCATATATTATGGCATGACCTAAATCATCAGAGAAGCAATCATCACCCGTTAATTCCCTTAAATATTCTTCCTTCCCATTGACTAATAGGCCTATTACATACTTCTTGACTTCACTAGTTACATTTTCATTAATTTCCGCGTTAATCTCATTCATCCCTCTTCACCTCCTACAATATTGATTTGACCGCTTGTTAAAGACAGTCCTATCTATTCCTCCCCCACCCTAATAAACCATTTACCGTTCTCCATCGCATACCAAGAGACTACATTTTGGGTTTCTGGATTCCATTCCTTAACCGTGCCGATTTCGGTTATTCCATAAATCTTTAATCCAAGCTTTTTCGCAAGTAGAGCCTCTATAAATGTAACCTGTTTATCCATCCCTACCTATTCCTCCTAAAATTTATTCACCATCAAAATTAGCACATACTTTTATCGGCAATAACAGAACTCCTGTATCACTCTTTCCCTCCGGCGCATTATCGCACATATACCAATCGTGAAATATCCATTGTTTGCAACGTCTGCATATTGAGCCTATTAATCCATCTTCAATCGACTCAATCCTTTCCTCCTTAATTTCCTTAAACCTATCCACCATCACCCCCTCAACCTCAACCTTCCCTAAAAACATATCTTTTGGCCGAAAATGCAACTCCCCATATTTATCCGTATAAGCAACTAATTCCTCCCTGCTCTCAGTATGCTTTCCGCAGCCTATGAGAGTGTATATGCCACCTTTATAGTGTTGGTATTTAGTCACGCTTTCACATCCCATCTAATTGCTCCAAATTCGGGCTTTAGCCGTGGTGCGTACAGATGCTTGTCTATAACGTCTTGAAAAATCCTATTAATACTCTCGCTCATATCCACAGGTAACGCAACCCTGCACATCTCGTAATTACTATACATTGCAGGGGATATTCCCAATAATCGAGACATCTTCATGATAGTAATAAGTAGTTCTTTCCTTTTCATCCTAATTAATAGCATTTGTATATTATTCCTGCTGTTCTCCTCGACTACTGCAATTCTGTTTTCTTTTATAGCCATTGCTTTTTCGATGTTTTCTTGTTTTACTTCGCAACTTACATTATCGCAATTATATATTGCGCCATGAGTACCGTTCACTCCATCCCATAGGCCCATGATGTATTTAGTTGGGTCGTTGCATGCTTGACAGTTCATGTGGTTTCATCTCCTTTTTTTATATTTACTATAATTTTCCTTCTGCTCCTCGTAAATATCGCCAACCCTTTATTAGTTTCATGGAAATCAAGATTAAGCGCCATGCAAGCACCTTGTAATTTTCCAAGAGCTATATAATACCCACGACTTTCTTCTCTTTCATATACTTGACTGTTTCTCTTTTCAGTTATATAAATTGTTGCCAAAGTATCCATAAGTTCTTTCCTTTCCGATATCGTCATTAATACTCAACCCTCCCTCCACAATGATGGCAATAGTTACAATTAAAGAGCTTGGTTATAATTTCAGGGCAAATCATCTTGCCACAATGAGGGCAAAATTCCACTTGATCCAGTAAGGGCAAGTCGCATTCTTTTCCGGTTTTGCGTATGAGTTTAAGGTTATTATAGCGCGGGTTACTATTCTTAATATCTTCCATGCAATTCCTGATGGACTGCATTTGTTCTTTTACATATGGGTTATCACTCATTCTTGCACTTCCTCCTCAAAACTCCCAAGACCCTCATTAATCTCCTCAAGCCTCAGTAAGCAATAGAAACTCTTATGAACAATCATTTCCGGCAAATCATCATGCCATTGAATTATTAGGACTTCATCACCTTCGCGTATTGGCATTGAGCAACCGGTGCAGTTAATCATCTTTATTCCCCACCTTCCTCAACCATCCTTGTATACTCCTTCAGGCTCATTAGCACCCATTGGGGTTCTTGATCTCGCTGAATAAGCAAAGGGCTTTTAAGTGCATCATTAAAGTATTTCGAGAGATTTCTAGCTATTTGCGTAGTAGATGCTAGTTGTTCGGGTGAAAATTTAACCTGTTTCTTCTTCAATTTGATACCTCCTTATACAGATTATTATATCACATATCGTATGTATTGGACAGGTAAAAAAAGAGAAGTCGGGTCAATATTTCTACCTATTTAGCCCTGCTAGTATGAAAAGGTAAGTTCTTTCCGTTTAGGCATTTTTGACAATCAAGAAGGTTTTCTTTCTCGCAGGTTCGACAGGTCAATTGTACCCTTATTGGTTTGGCAGGCTTGGCGATTAAGCTATCCATAAACTCAAACACCTTTTCGATTTGTTCCTCATTCATCTTGGACATCTTTTGGGTAATTCGTGCGCTATGCGCTCTATTAAAGTCATGTGTATTTTTCCTATCATTATGGATAACCGAATGACATTTAGTGCAATAGAAAGTTAAGTCTTTCAATCGTTCATCACCTAAGTATTTGTAGGTATTATGGTGGATAGAAAAACCTGTATTGAATGTTCCCTTACATCTTTGACATGTGTACTTATCCCTTTCTGCTACCCTTTGTCGCATTTCCTTCCAGTGCTTAGTTTGCAGATAATCAGTGTAGGTTTCAGCAACTTCACCCGTGGCGCACTTTATATCCTTGAGTAGATGTCCTTGACTTGCTTTTCTATGTTTAACGACTGCTTTCTTAGTCATCGTAATTCCTCCAATTTATTCGCGGTTATTAAAGTATCTTGAACCTGCAACTATAATTCTGAATGAAATTTAACACAACTCCTTCAATATAGTTTAATAGATAACCGGGATGGTGAAATAAGCAATTTTGGCAGACTTTCCCCTTTTGACAGGGGAAGCCGTATTTTAACCAGTATTGGAGCCAATTAAGTTTCTTCGGTTGGTTATAAATAACATTCTGCTTCATGTATTAAAACTTTCGTTTCAAAATACAAACGTGCCCAGGCAATGCGTTACCACTTGCAGAATACTTCCTTGCTTTCGCAACATTGACGGGATAATCTGGGATGGTTAGTTATTGTTATTGCTTTCCCGACAACCAGCGGGGCAGTTTTTTAACGTGTGTTACTTTAACCACGGGACAAAACACAAAGCGACAAACCTTTTGACGGCCTGTCGCTAAAATTCCTTAAATTACCCTTGTCCTAAGTTTCCCTAGAAGGTATAATAAGTTAAGTTGTTTTCCTGCTTCTATCAGGTTAACGCCAAAGGTCACTTGAGGGTCCAATCTCAGGTGGCTTTGTTTATGTAATTAAGAATAGTATATCAGAATGATTATAGCTTGTATATAGCTTTCCTTCATATAAATGCAAATGGATACTTATACGTTTTATTGCATAAAAATAACCCCCACCATTACGGCAGGGGATTATCCATGGATGCATATCAAGCTGTAGTCATCAGCTTATCCGGCCTACCGGAGTACGGATGTTGTGTAGGTATGGATTTACACCATACAGTACAAACTCGTTGAAACTATCCGTAACATAAATGCACGGAAGGAAATTTGCCTTGAAGCGTCTACTTTTTCCGCCACTACACATTAATAATTATACCACACTCTCTACTGCGTTGCATCCCTATTAATCAAGATCCCAACGATAGTAGCGATCGCAGCAACACCATTAGCAATCGAATTAATACTTTCATCTGTCAAGATCACTACCCCAAAAGCATCCGTAACGAGTTTTACTGCGCCAAGTACGGCTACGACTAATGCGGGCTTTCTGAGTTTTTCCAACATGGGAATCAATCCTTTCTTATGGCAATATCATAGGCTTACAGGCATAGCCCATCTTAATAATCTGCGCTTGTACTTCAGACGACTTTGAATCTAAAACTCTCACAAGCAAGTATCCGTCCTTGTCCGGCTTAACTTCTGCCACCTTACTCACTCCGCCCTTATACTGAATGCCAAAGTAATCACAAATCCCTTTAGCGTGAGCCACCGCTATTTCCTGTCTAAAACTCGGGCTACTCAACTTAACCGCGTCCTCAATTGTGTCGATGAATCCATTTTCGGTAAGTATAGCAGGAGCATCGGTATATTTTAGGACATAATCATTGGCAGTCTTAACGCCACGGTTCGCCCATCCATAAGATGCTACTAGACGAGCCAGAACAGCCTTTGCAGCCTTCTCAGCTCTTCCTCCTACCGACACTACCCAAACCTCCGAGCCTGTCCCTCCACCTGCGTTGCAATGGATAGATACGAATAAATCAGCCTTGGCGTTGTTCGAGATATCGCAACGAGCTTGGAGGGAACCTGTTACGTTTGTGTAGTTGCCGGGAACCTTATCGGACGTGCGAGTCATTACGACTTGGATTCCGTTTTCTTCAAGAAGGGGTTTAAGTCGGAGTGCAATGTCGAGTGTTATGTCTTGCTCGAATAGACCACATCCTTGGGCCCCGGTGTCTGCTCCGTTTGAATTATGACCCGGATCGATACACGCTATCATTTATAAATCCCTCCTTACTTAAAAATGGCCAACGCCCCAACCGCTGCAACAATAATGGCCCCAACTATTGTTCGCCAAAGCCAGGTGTTATTTTCTTCGAGCTTGTCAATGCGATGAGTGTTGGATTTTGACCTTGCTTCAGTCTCGATCATTTTACCCTCTGCATAATCTACTTTTTCGCGCAGATCGTTTTGGTTATCTAATTTTGTCTCAACCCTAACTAAACGCTCTCGTATGTCAATCAATACTTCTTGCTGCTCCACGAAACACCTCTTCCTGGCTTTTAGCCAAATAAAAGAACACCGATTTCTCGATGTTCTTCTTAGGTGCGATATCTTGCACCCTTGCCCGCGGGGTAGCCCGATTCGTACCGGGGCTGCTTTGGGCAAAGCATTCGTCGCGAGCTAGCTATACTCGCCAAGCCTCCGGTTTAAACATTGTACCATAAACCAAAATTGTATCAAAGACAATTTT